AAGCTGAATGTGACGGGTTTGGTTACGATGTTACTCATTTGTTTTCCTTGTTATTATTATTATTGCTAGGATGGAGAACCTGATGTTGCTGCGACACCATACACTCTTCCTTGAGTTAAGTCACCAAAATCAGATGCGTTGACTGGAGTAGCTGTTGAAAAGTAATCAATGTTTATACTAGTTGTTTGCCCAGCAGCAGATATTACTGTAGAGCCATTCCCCGAAGCAGCTTGGTAAGCATGGACACTTACCATATCCCCAAAATCTGTTGCATTGCTTGGAGTGGATACAGCTACATATTCAATTACATCTACATTTGCAGTTGCATTTGAACCACCCATAAAAAACGCATAAGTAGCATCAGAAGCGGCAGAACAAGTCTTTTTTGCTTCACTTAAATTACCAAAATCAGACGCGTTGCTTGGAGTAGCAACTGTAAAATAATCAATGGTATCATATCTGTTGGTGCCGTCCCACCCTCCACCAAATAAAGCGTATGTTGCATTTGATGCACCAGCTTTTTGATTGCCAGTGATGCTTGCATCTCCAAAATCCGAAGCATTGCTAGTGGTGTCAATTGTTACATAATCAGTTGTATTGGTATAAGGACTAAACCCACCCGATCGTAGAGCATATGTCCCGTCCCCTGCGGCTGAGGTGTATAATGAGCTGGAATTTGTTAAATCACCAAAGTCTGTTGCGTTTGATGTGGTGGCTATTGTTATATAATCAATCTTTGTGTTATCCCCAAGCCCTCCCATATGCAGGCCTCTGGTAGAACTACCTGTGCCGGCTCCTCCTTGGGTAGCTACTGTTAAGTCCCCAAAATCCGTAGCGTTAGAAGGTGTAGTCATGTCTACATATTCAATAATATTTGTAGATTGACCTGCCATAAAAATACCACGATCACCGCCCCAAGCGATACCAGCAGCACCACCGCCGCCACCGCCACCTGTAACCTCTACAAATGTCAGATTACCAGCACCATCAGTAGAGATAGCATAGTTTTCCGTGCCATCCGCTGTAGGCAATACAAATGTAGAAGCAAAGGTGACCAACTCCTGTAAGTCCAACGCGGATGCAGAGATAAACACTTTAGCAGAACCCGACAGGTTTAGTAGTGATCCAGTTGAACTAGAAGCTAGGGTGCGTGACAGAGTTGTACCACTGGCAGTATAAGTGCCTGTGCCCATCTCCCAAGCTGTACCATCTTCAATCACATAGCGTACAGTATCACCATCAGAAATACCGCCTTGTGCGAAAGTCTGAAAGCCTGTCTCCGCAGAGCCAAGCGTGATGGTGCCTGTCCCAGTTGTGCTGGTAGCTACTTTTACTCTGTCAGCTATTTTAGCCATGTTGAACTTTCCTTATTAGAGGCCTGTGCTGTATTGATATACTCTGTCAGTGTCATATGTTGAAACATACATTTTTTTGCCATCGGAACTAAATTCCAAGTCTGCTGGAGCAGTAGTTTGGCCCGCAATAGAAAGACTAACGCTATCATAAGATGCTGTGCTTAAATCAAAAGCTGTTGATAGGCTGTACTGATAAATTGCGTCAGTGCTGCGGCCTCCCGCATACATCTTAGTGCCAAAAGGATTAAATGCCAACATGCCTCCTATCGACTCCTGAGAGGCAAAGCTGAAATGTATATTATCAGAGGATGCTGTACTCAAATCCCATGCAGTTGATAGACTAAATTGCGATACTCTATCATTGCTAGCACCCATATAGTACATTTTAGTACCATCGTAACTAAAATAAAATGCTTGAGGACCGGTGTCAGTACTTGCTACAGAAAAACTAACGTTATCATAAGATGCTGTGCTTAAATCAAAAGCTGTTGATAGGCTGTACTGATAGATTGCGTCAAACTCTACACTCATAATAAAAATTTTAGCACCGTCAGTACTAATAGACAAATCATATGGACTGTAACCCACAACAGAGACCACATCGACACTTACATTATCATAGGTTGCTGTACTTACGTCAAAGGCTGTCGATAAGGTGTACTGATACACTGAATTAGTTGATGAGCCAGTCGCATACATTTTTGTGCCATCAGCACTAAATGTTACGGCTCTGAGGCTACTATCTTGAGGCTGCACAAGAAAACTTTGCCCATCATACGTCACACTGTTTAGGTCAACAGTCCAGTCTACAGGCCCTGTTTCACCACCACCACCAGATGTTATAGCTTCAGCGGCATAGATGTAGGCTTTACCTGAATTAGTCCCGCCAGCATCATCCTCGGTAAAAGCACCAACCAGAACATGTGTACTTGATATAGCTACTGAGCTACCAAAATAGTCATTATCACTTGTGCCGTAAGCATTAGGGTTATCTAGTGTATTAATTAAAGATCCATCTGATAAATCATAGATGTAGGCTTTGCCTGAATTGGTTCCACCAGCATCGTCTTCAAAATAAGCGCCAACTATAGCATGTGTACTTGAAATAGAAACTGCGTAACCAAATTGGTCATTATCACTTGTGCCATAAGCAGTAGGGTTATCTAACGTATAAAGTAAAGACCCGTCTGATAAATCATAAATGTAGGCTTTACCTGAACTGGTTCCACCAGCATCATCCTCATAATAAGCACCAACTATAGCATGAGTATCAGAAATAGAAACTGCGTAAGCAAAATAGTCATTATCACTTGTACCATAGGGATTAGGGTTATCTAAAGTATATACTAAAGACCCATCCGATAAGTCAAAAATATAGGCTTTACCTGAATTGGTTCCACTAGCATCGTCTTCATAATAAGCACCAACTATAGCATAGGTATCAGAGATAGATATGCCCCTACCAAAATTGTCACCCACGGCAGTGCCGTAAGCATTAGGGTTATCTAAAGTATATGCTAGAGACCCGTCTGATAAATCATAGATGTAGGCTTTACCTGAACCAATTGCACCAGCCTCATCTTCATCATAAGCACCAACTATAGCATAGGTATCAGAAATAGAAACTGCGTAACCAAATCGGTCATTTTCACTTGTGCCATAAGCATTAGGGTTATCTAAAGTATATGCTAGAGATCCATCTGATAAGTTAAAAATATAAGCCTTACCTGAATCACTTCCGCCAGCATCATCTTCATAATAAGCGCCAACTATAGCATAGGTATCAGAAATAGAAACTGCGTAACCAAAAAAGTCAAAATAACCTGTACCGTAAGCACTAGGGTTATCTAAAGTATATGCTAAAGACCCATCCGATAAGTTAAAAATATAGGCTTTACCTACAGCCGATCCATCGACACCATCTTCGCTATAAGCACCCATTATAGCATGTGTACTTGAAATATCTGATGAGAAGCTAAATTGGTCACTTTTGCTTGTATCGTAAGCATTAGGGTTATCTATTGTATAATCCAGTGTAGTGCTGGAAAAATCATAAGTAGTAGTACCACCAGCATCCCCCGCTGGCACATCAATAAAGCTAAGATTACCAGCACCATCAGTGACTAGCATCTGTCCAGCCGTACCATCAGCCGTAGGTAGTACAAACAATGAACTAAAGTCCACCAAAGTCTGTAGGTCTTGCTTTGCAGCGGTGACATACACCTTGGCTGAACCTGACAAGTTTAACAAAGACCCAGTTGAACTTTCCAACAAAGTACGGCTAAGTGTGGTGCCAGATGCAGTGTAAGTCCCCGTGCCAATCTCCCAAGCCGTGCCATCTTCAATGATGTAGCGTACAGTTGCGCCATCAGAGACACCACCATCAGCGAAAGTCTGGTAGCCGCTTTCAGCCGCACCAAGGGTTACAGTCCCAGTGCCTGTCGTGCTGGTAGCTACTTTTACTCTATCTGCGATAGTAACCATGTTTTGTTTTCCTTAGTTATATTAGGATGGTGAACCTGATACTGCTGCGTTTTGAGATGTTGCAAGAGTCAAGTCGCCAAAATCTGTAGCATTAGATGGCGTTGCAATAGTCACATACTGAATAACATTTTGGTCAGATCCAGTATTTCCACCCATGGTAACAGCATATGTGCCGTTTGAAGTGGATGCCAAGTACTGCGCTGCTGCTAGTATATCACCAAAATCCGTAGCATTGCCTGTTGTCTGTATCACAACATAGTCTATAACATTTGTTCTAGCAAAACCAGTTGTTGAACCACCGATTCTAAGACCATAAGTTTCATCACTTGCCGCACTGGTTGTAAATACAGCACTTGTCAAATCACCAAAATCAGTACTGTTACTAGGTGTAGCAATAGTAACATATTCAATTATATTTGATGGGGTCTCGGGAATATATCCAATAAATCCAATACCCCTAGTTGAATCATTAGTTGCCGCCCCATATGCGGCCTGAACACTGGTATCACCAAAGTCGGTAGCATTACTTGGCGTTGCAATTGTTACATAATCAATTACATTTGTTAAAGTGCCTGACCCCGGTGTGCCAGTCCAAAATAATCCATATGTGCCATCAGATGAACCGTTGTTAAGATCTCTACGACCAACGGTAAGGTTCCCAAAGTCAGCGCCATCCCCAAGTGTGGCAATAGTATTATATGATATATTCGTATTATAACCGCTACCACCAGCAATCAAACCATATGTCCCATCAGAGTTTGATCCAGAACGGGCATGTGTTTGTGTTAAGTTACCAAAAGATGCAGCATTGCTTGGTGTTGTTATATCAAAGTAATCTATTGCATTTGTGCTGTAAAGGTCAATGTATGCTAAAGCCCTATCACCGCCCCAAGCGATACCAGCAGCACCACCGCCGCCACTAGAAGCATCCGCAAAGGTCAACGCACCAGAACCATCCGTGACTAGGATTTGACCAGATGTGCCATCCGCTGTTGGTAGCGTAAATAATGCAGCAAAGTCGATCAGCTCCTGCAAGTCTGGCGTAGCTGGTGTTAGAAATACTTTAGCAGAACCTGACAGGCTCAACAAAGAACCCGTGCTACTGCTAGTCAAAGTGCGGCTAAGTGTGGTGCCTGATGCTGTATATGTACCAGTACCAATTTCCCAAGCTGCACCATCTTCAATGACGTAACGGACAGTGTCACCATCCGATACACCACCATTGGCAAAAGTTTGATAGCCACTCTCGGCAGAACCTAGAGTGATTGTACCTGTCCCCGTTGTGGATGTGGAGACTTTAACCCTGTTTGCAAGAGTGACCATCTTTTACTTTTCCTTTTTAGGCTCTTTCTTCTGCATAGTTACAGTAAAGCCGTTGTCTGCAATCTTCTTGCCGTGTTCATCCGAAACAGCACTGAATGTGTGGTGTGCCATTTAGATACCCCTTATGCTGGATCTGGGATACCGATTGTGAATGAAGCAAGGCTAAAAGTGTTGCCTGTTGTTACTGACTGTGAGGCAGACAGAGAGCCTGTTACCAACAAGCGTGAGTTAACTGTGTCTACAATAGCGTAGTGTGTAACAGTGCCTGTACCAGTAATTGAACCATCAGAGATAGCTGCTATAGTAACTTCACGGCCACCACCTGTACGATCAGCAGGAGCGCCGATTGATAGAGAGGTAGAGTTACCTAGTGTAGAAGTAGATGTAGCATCTGTGTAAGAAGTTGCTTCTTGTGAAGTAACATGGATTGCATTTGCTTCTGTGTCTAAAACGGTCAAGCCATTGTCGAACACGCGATCATTTAAAGTTGCCATAATACGAACTCCGTAATTTTAAGCATATAGGTTGATATTTAAGAAATACGGATTACCGCATTCGTTTGATCATTTGTTGGGAAGATGACTGTAAAATCGCCAGAAGAAGCTGTAACTGTACCACCAAAATCAAATACTGCAATAGCTCTATTGTCTTTTGATGTGTTATAGATAATAGCACCGTCTGCCGACACAGTGACATTGGAAAAAACTTCATCAGCAAAGTCAACGTAAGCAGTGCCGCTTGTCAATGAAATAACAGGATTATCAAGAATCTGACCACCAGTTAAGTAGTTAGAACCTGTTGTCTCATCAAGGTTGCCAGAAACATCAGAAAAGTTTGTAGTATTTGCGCCATATGCACCAGAAGGTGAAGCTTTAATTAGAGCAATTTTTAGTACATCTGAGTCTAAGTCATGAACACCTCCAAGAAGCTCTTGCTTGAAGCTGTCGCACATTGCTGTAGTAATTGCCATTTGGAAATGTCCCTATTAAGTAAATTAGCACAAAGGGGCCTGCCTATTGACAAGCCCCAAAGTTCATGCTAATTAAGCAGCATTGTAACGTGCAGTTAGCAGTGCTTCTGGGCGCAAAATCTTGCGGCCATAAAGGTGCATACCACGAACAATATCTGCAAATGAATCAGGGTCACGGTAGTTTTCAACTTTGTTGATTTGCTCCGCTGATGCAACTGCATCGTCCTGACCTGCTACGATAACACCGTAGTTTGTAGATTGTGCCAAGGCACCAGTTGTACCTGCACCTGTACCTGCTGCTGGCAGGTTGTTAGATACATATACACGGAAGCCATGCAGGTTGTTCAAGACCAGACCATTTTGCAAGCCAGAACCACCGAAATCGGCGTTCAACAAGCGTGAGTCTTCGTCTTTCAGCATCTCTACAAATACTGGGTCAACTACCATCCAACGACCACGTGAATCTACGTTTGCTGTGTCCAGCTTACGAGCCATACGTGCTACGACTGACAGAGGAGAAACAGTGTCTTGTGACAAAGCTGTTGCGCCTGGCAGACGTGGTGCCAGAGGAATAGAATCACCCAAAGCATATGCTGTTGATGCACCATCAGCAGTACCCAACTGACCAAAGTCAATCGCTGACAAATGGTTTGCTGTCAAGTACTCACCAGTTGTATCTACTGTTTCAACGGCATCGCCTGAAGAGGTAGCAATAAATACGCCTGAGGATGTGTGACCTGACAAGTACGACAGAACCTCTGCGTCCATTGCGTCTGCCATTTTGTATGCAGCGCGATCAGCAGCCAAAGCTACATAATCTACGTTTGCAAACTGATCTTCGATGTCGTCCATTTTGAACGCGAAGTAGTTGGCTTTATCAATAGTCAGAGAGAAATCTTCATCGTTTAGTTTCTCAACCGCAATGTTTGTGTGACGCTCCAGAGCGTTTACAGTTACATCGGGTTCTTTCTGAATGCGAACAACATCACCTTGGTTTGCAATTTCACCAAAGTATGAGTTGTTTGTGATAGCATTTGTGACAGCAGATTTACGTAGAGCAATCTGTGCCTGTTTTGAGTAGATTACTGGGGACCAATTCCCGTTGAATCCACCTGAAGCGGAAGTAATAGCCATAGTTGATTTCCTTTCATAGATATGGCGTGAAAGTAGACACTACATATCCACATGAAAGAGGCTCTTCATATTAGGGTAGTCAGCAATGCATATTAGGATGGCCGTCCTGTTATGCGCTGGGCCTATAGTCTGAGGTGGTTCTTTGATTGTGGCTAGTGCTTAGTTATAGAAAGATAAACTTTCTTAAAAAGCATACACACTTTTATCTTGTGTATATGCTATAGTTTTATCTACAGAAACAGTATTGTCAATCTATTTCTTTGATAAATCGTAAATAAACTTACCCGTGCGCTGGGCGTTCATAATCTCTTCTTGACGCTTTTCGTATTCCTTGATGGACATTTTAGCTACCTGAGACTCACTTAGGTATTTAGATGCATCATCAGGGTCTATACTAGTGCGACTCTTTGTCTTCACAGAAGATGCAGCATCCTTATCAGAGTTAGATGCTTTCTTTGTTGTGATACCTTTATCGGCTTTATACAAGTCAATCACACGAGCTACAGACTTAGCGTCCTCTGTGTTTTCATACAAAGCATCCTGCACCCACTTAGGCTGGTCTTCTGCCCAAGCATGGAATACGTCATCTTTGCGGATCTCGTTAAAATCAGGATGTAGTGCTGCCAGTTCAGCTTCAGCCTTTTCACGCTTAGCTGTAACACGCAACTCTTCGATTTCTTTCAAGCGTCCGTCTAACTCATTTGCACGTTCCTGTGCTTTCTTTTCTGCAATGGCTTCAACGATACCTGCTACATCTGGGTATTTCTTAGCCCATGCTTCTACCTCGTCTTCGGACTTAGGTAGTACAAGCTCGTTTTTAGTAGCTGCAGTAAGCTGTTGCTCTAGCTGTTCAAACTTGAGTTTCCACTCTTGCTCTTTCTCTTGAACATGTCTCCGCAGATCACCATAGCGTTTCTTGAAGTTTTTTTCTTCAGCAGTTAACTTTGTGTCGTCTGCTTCTTGTGCTTCTGCTTTTGGTTCTTCTTTTTGTTCGGTAGTACTTTCTGCCTGTACTGTGGGTTCGCTAGGCTCTTCGCTACTGGATTCAGCTTCAGTACTTTGTTCGTCTGTATCTTCATCTGTTTGACCATACATTTGACGTTTCAGGGCTTCTAGCTCTTCTTCATCTCGCTTAACACGTGCTGCATTACGAGCATGTGATGCTGATTCTGTACGAATTATTTGGGCTTCCGACATGTTTTACTCCTTATGTTGGGGCCAGCCGTAGCTGGGTAGCCTTATAGTTATACGGATAGTCTGTATATTATTAGTCTTTTTCGTCGTCTTGTAGTTTACCATCTACATAGCTGCGACCATCATTTGGTGTTACAAAGTTAGCAACAGACTGTAAGAAACTATTGCTGCCGCTATCATTGTTGCCTACAACAGGGGCACGGTCATTGCCTGAGCCACTGTCGCCATTATTAGTAGTGTCACCGTCACGGCGAGCGCCGCCCATAGAATCACTTAGACCTGCACCCTGAACACCAAAGCCATCTTTATCAAAGCCTAACAAGTCGCCTAGCCATGTATCACCAAAACCAGCTGAACCTGATTTATCAACATCTTCTAGGTTTTTAGTAAGGCCAGACTCACCACCAAAGATACCTGATTTCTCAACAATCTTACCGACTACACCTGGCTCGCTGTCGCCTTCTTTAGGTGTAACTTGATCCAGTACTTTTTGTAGTTGTGCTTTAGTTGTTGGATCTTCAGTTGACTCAATGCGATTCTGAAGCTCTTGAACCACAGCCTTGTTTTCTGACTTACGAGCAGCTTTAAGGATAGCTGCACCTGGTAGGCCCATAGCCAACGTAGTAGCACCTGTGAGAGCCTTTTGCATAAGACCGTCCTGACCTGATGCATAGTTTTCAAAGTCTTCAACAGTAGCTTTAGACCAATCAATAGGCTCTGGTGTTTCTACTTTTGTACCTTCATCATCTTTTGCGCTGGGCGTAGATTGCTCAGCTACCTGAGTTGCTACTTGCTCTTCTGCTGTCTCAGCAGGTTTGTAACCCTCTGGGATCTGTGTCAAAGGTTGCCCATTAAGGAACTGGATGTATATCTTAGTAACACCATCGGGGGCTATATACTCTACTACTTCAAGGTTTGAACCTCCTGTAGATCCATATCCTGTCCATCCTACAGGTGCTTCTAAGCCGCCTTCAGCATAACCAGAAAGGTATCCACCCTCGTTCATCTCGACTACCTGTAACTCAGTGATGTCAAAAGGTAGCTCACCATCAGCCATTTCCATGCCCTCAGGAGAGTCATCCATAATTGGTTCACCACCAATACGGCCATTACGTTCCATGTCAGACCAGCCCATCTTAGCTTCATTGCGCAGGTCTTCAAAAAACTTAACACCATAATAGCGTACTACATCAGCAGGTACAACATATTCACCTTCACTTAGTTGTGCAGGAATATCGTCACGTACCTCTTCTGGCAGTGATCCTGTTGGGACTTCATTGC